TTATAAACCATACTTTGCACGCATTTCCGCTACAGAATATGTAACAGGATCCTGTTTATATTCCTTCAGAGCTTCTTGGCCTACTCTAAGATCAAAGTCATTTTCAATTTTTTCTAGTAAAGCTTTTTTAAATAGTGTAGACAATGTTTCATCCATAAATTCTGCATAAGTTTTAAATAGATTTTCTTCTTGTTCATTAAGTCTAACAGAAATATTTGACATACAAAGCACCTCCTTATGTATTACATTGTATTACATAAGGAGGTGGATGTCTATAACTATAATTATATTATTTTGTCATACTTGCTTTTAATGCAGCAATTTCTGCACGAAGTTCTTGTAGCATCCATATTTTATTTATTTTTTACTATATTTATTTTTCAGCCGTAGTCTACAAAGCTGTAATTATACATTATAAAACGAGCCATCATCCGTTTTTAGGCATACAAAAAAGACATGTTACTCTTCTCTCGTCTCTCTCGTAACATGTCTTAATTTGTATATAGATCTCTCGAACTATATCATATTGTGTCTGGCTAAACTCTCTAATCCCTTTTTGACACGCCAGTATGTCTACAATTATTTTATATTTTAAAATAATTTATGTCAATAATTTATTTTTAGTTTAATATTTTCTATTTATGGAGAGATTAAATCAGATAATTACAAGATAAAACCTACAATTAACCTTGCTGATAGAAATAAATAATATAATTTTTCTCAGGGCTCACTGCCGCCCCCAGTGCATACGGATGATTCCAATTACCACCAAAATCAAATAAATATATTACATAGTCATCAGGTAATTTTACCGAGTCTTCATTAAAAGAGAATCTATGTAAATATTGTTTCTGTAGTTTTCGATTCTCCGACTCTGTATAAATAGGATATTCCTTCTTACCTAAACTTACCGTATCCATCTGTTTAGGTTTTAATATATCTCGCTCAGCCTCTACTTTCTTTCGAGTTTCTATATAACGCTTATACTTAGCATCGCTACTTTCACCATCAATTTTAATCTTATTAAATTCATTCAACACTTGATTCTCTAATTCATATATTTCATCAACAGATTTTTCAATAGGATTATCTACTAGATTTTGTACATATTTGCCCATAGGTACTGTTGTATTTTCTACAACAACTATCGATGTAGGCATTAACGTTTTCAAAGTATCTGCATATTCCATATTTGAATCAACATAGTTTTTTACATATACATTGGATAGATCAGATTTCGAAATGACAACTTTAGAATCAGTCCGTGCCTCATCAATGTAAGGCTTCAATTGATCTGGTGTACCACCAAAAGCCAGTTGTACATATGAACCGCCTTGCAAGAATGCAGGATTACTATGTAGATGAATATTCTTTGCAAAACTAGGTATTTGTTTAGGAAACCCTGGGATCGTAGAAACTAACTTGTAATCCTTAGGATTATTAACAGGATACTCAATTAACTCTATGGGCTTAAAAAACGCCTCTATTGATTCTTTTATCTCCTCTTTAGTTCTAGCTGTATATAAATCATAAGATTTCCCCTTATTCTTTTCTAGAAAGGCTTTAAATTCTTTATCATATGCTTTATTCTTATCTGCACGCGTTCTGTAGGATGGAATATTAACTGGATGCGTTAATTTAATTTCCCCGTGTCCATTTTTTCTCATATAAGGGCTTACGATACGTAATGGTTTATCTCGATTACCATATCCAATACCTTGCTTATTTGTTTCCAAAGTATTGTAACGTATGATTTGTTTGAGTGCCTTTTCATCCCGATCATTATAAAGGGGATCAAAAATTTGATACTCCACCTTCATATCTGACTTTTGTAATTCTACTAATCGCTGTTTAGATCGTTTCTGGCTTTGTACTTTTAACAACTTAATTTCTTCATCTGAAAGCTCTCTTGGATATTTTGAATTACTCTTCCTAACACTTTTAAAAGCTCCAGGAATTACCTCAACAAACTCCGATGTTAAAGAATCTTCAGATTTTATATTACTTTTTATTCCAACACTTACCGTCTGACTTTGATTTTCAACTGATGCAGCCAAACTAGATTGACTAGATAGTGTTAGTGAAAGCAGACCTAAGGCAATACATTTTTTAATCATATCTCTCTCCCATAAAACTCTGCTAATCCAGCTATAAAAAAAAGACCTACAGCGAACTGTAGATCCTTATATTTGGTGCGGATTGAGGGTTTATACTCAACACTCCGCACCATTACTACATTATTAAAACTCTACATTTTAAAAAGGGGCAAAAAGGGGGCAGTCGTTATTTTATTCTATTGAATACGGCTATCAACCGCTTTTTTCTAAGTCCCCTGTGCCATCAAATATATTGAATCCTATTTCACGAATTAGTTTCATTTGATATTTGTGTTCTTCTCTTGTACGTTTAAACTCTGTTAAATGTTTCACCATACCTCTCATAAGAGATATATTTGTTTCCATTTCTTCTATGTACTCTTTAACACTATCATAATCTATTCCTATTTTTTCTTCAATTGCTACTACAGCCTTAACTGGTGCTACAGGTTGCCTATTAAAGTATTTAGCAATTGTTAAATTAATAGGATCTACATTATTGTACATAATACAAATTAGTTTGTATGCCGTTGCTTCTGTGAATACAATTAATCGTGAAACAGCACTATGCATAGGAATATTATTTTCATGCTTATAAGCAGTTACTTCTTCCTTTTCTAACAGTTGATATGGCAAGCCTTTATCTTTTAAATGCCATAGAATACTTGTTCTATTTCTTTTTACTATTTCTGCAAAATCACCAATGGTTATAACAGGTACACCTTTATATGTCTTACAATGTAGTTCACTTGGGTTTACAGGCTCTTCTAAATAGCCTTGTTTTAATGTTTCTTCCATTTCGTTGAAAGCTTCAATATATTTTAACTTCCATTGTAATGCTTTCTTGCCTGTAAATCCCATAGCAAGTAGTGAAAAGCCATCACGGTTCATAAGGTATGCTTTATAATCTTTCCCACGATTTTGATGTGTAATTTCTTTGTAAAATTTGGTGGCACAATTTTGTTCCACCAAAATTTCTCTGATTGCTCTTAACACCACTTTATGATCTTTACCAAAATGTTCCGCAATATCTTTACTTGATACTACTATTTGATTATTTTGAATAACTACTAATTGTTTCATGATTTTAGCTCCTTAGTCTTTAAAGGAACAATGCACTCATGATATAATATTTCATAGAGAACATTGTTCTCGCTCCTGTAAGACACAGTAACTTTCCACGGTGGCTGTGTCTTATTTTTTTTGCTCAATCAATTCAATTCCTTTAATAATAGCATCTGTTCGGCTTATACCTAATCGTTGAGCGCATCCATTAATCATATTCAACTCCGCATCAGTTAATCTAATATTTAGGCTTTTATTTCTTGATTGAGTTTGCTTGGGTGGGCGACCCATTCGTTTTTCCATCTTATCACCTCACTTATGCCCTTGCATATATAATATATTTTGCACATGCATAAGTCAAATAAACTTTTCTTAAACTAAAATTTGGTGGCTCGATTTTAAGCCGCCAAACTTTCACGATAAAAAGAGCCACCGCATTATCTGCAGTGGCTTTTTCCAATCCTCATATGAAAAAAGAAATCTTTGTCTCTATATATCTAAAATTAATAATTAGTCCTATGTGCACCACCTAATTCATCTGTAATCCAATCGCAACAGTTTTTAACTATCTTTTCTATATTTGTGAAACTATCTTTCTTTTCTATCCGTAATTTCAAGTCAGAAATATCTGCAATCTCTTCTGGAATTTTGTAACAATGCAATTGTTTGTATATGTTATCAAATAATTCATTGCATACTAATTCTTCTACACTTTTAACCCCTTGTATAATATCTTCTATCCTAAGTAAACATATTTTAATATTAGTTAGATTTTGTATGGTATATTCTTCTTTGCCATATAATTTTTCCATTCCTTGGCGAGTTACTAACCACATTTTACCTGACTTCTTAAAATCACCTTTTTCAAATCCGTTCTTCACACGCCCTCTACAGTTTTGTTTAAGTGAATCAGCGGTTACGTACCAACGTTCTGCCGCCTCTTGTGTTGTCATAATATCATCTAGTTCAAATTTCAATTTCATCACCTTCTAACTAAACGTTTAATTACTAATATCAAAACAATAATAGTTGCTATATTAATCAGCCATTCTAAATATTGCATAATTCACCTCGTTGATTTACAATAATGTTGAAAAGGTGGCGGGGCTTTCACCCGCCCGCTTTTTAGTCTTTGCTAACAAGTTTTAAAATGATGATTGCTAGTGTCAGTAGCGTTATCTCATTTATTAAGCTTGTTAGCTCTTTTATTATGTCCACTTTTATCACCTCCTTTCTACATCTTTATTATACCCTATATCGTGTATAATAACAAGTGTTTATTTTGATTTTTACAAACAAAAATAGAGCCTACCAACGTAGATTTAATCTAGGTTAGTAGGCTCATTTATTTATAGTTGCGTGTATCCACCATTACACGCTATGGAGATGTGCGAATCACCTCAACTTTTAGCAGCTAAATAAACAACTGTTCCCCCCAATAGTATATTTAATATCTTACTGTTCCTTTGTTGCATCTTGATTCTTTTGAGTTCTCTCATCTGCATTTCTAAGTATGCGTTCACCTTCGCCAATGATTCGTTTTGCATTAATAGCGTTTTCTCTTGCTGCTCTAATGTGTTCTTGGCTATTAGTAATTGCTTCCTCTGTTCTTTGATTAAGTTCATCGATTCTATTAATTCTTGTTTCGATTTGTTCGTTGACATCTGTGCTACGTTCAATTGCTGTTCTAGATCGTCTATTATCTTCAACTGCTCGTTGATTGTATTGTTGAGCGTTTCGAATTTCATCAGTAGCTCGTTGTATTCCTGTCGTGTCAATATTACTTGCTCTGTCGGCGTAGAACCATATACATGCGATGATACAAAGGACAATACAAATAGGAACAGAGATGTAATGAGTATATACAATGTTCTTGATTTTTTCATACATACTAACCTCCAAAATCAGTTATACCACGTGCAATTGCTCGTACAATAGTATCTAAATCGTTATTAAGTATTTCTAAATCTTCATCATTATCAATGAATGCCATTTCAACTAAAACGGCCACTGCATCTGTTCCATTTAACACCCACAAATCATCACGTTTTTTAATGCCACGGTCTACAGTATTAATACTATTAATGATTTGGTCTTGAATCAATTGTGCTAATTGTTGTCCATTATATGATTTATATAATGTTTCTGTGCCACGTGCTACAGTATTAAATGCATTACAGTGTAGAGATACAAAAATATCTGCTCCCCACTCATTAGATGTTTCGCATACAAGACCTAAGTCATCGCTTTGTAAAGTTCTTACTTCACATCCTGCCGTCTGTAAATATCGTGCTAACATCTTGCCTGCATTACGTGCCACATCACATTCACGTGTGCCATAATTAGGATTTACAGCACCACTGTCTAAATCAATATCATGCCCTGGATTAATGAACACTCTCATTCTTTATTCCCCCTATCGTTATACGTTTGTGTTTTTGGTGTTTCTTCCAGTTTATCTGGAATGCCATTTTTATCTTTATCAATCCATAATGCAAGAAAGCCACCAAAAGCAGTTAACACACTAGGTACAAAGATGTGATCTATAATGAATACACCTTTATCTATCAACTGGTTAGCTTCTGGTGATACGTAACCCCTTATAAATGATAGAACATATTCAAGTACCACCAATAAAATAGGCACTAGCATTGTAAGTACTAGTGCCCTTGTCGCCAATACTCCTGTAGGATGTATATTAGCTATTCGGATTGATTGATATGATTTTTTAACTGTACTGATGAGATTTGGTGGTATGTTCATGTAGTTCCTCCTTAATATCATCAACACGAGCTTCAATACCATCGACTCTTGATGTTAATTTAACATGCTCGGTATATGCTTTGGTTCGTTGCTCACGAGACAATTTAATTTCATCCTTTAAATCCTTTAGCGTATCAGTGAGCACGCCCATTTTTTCATGAAACATCAAATTGTCTTGCATTCGTTGCAAATCCAACTTTTCGAGCAACGGAATAACTAGAACCTTATAGCCTATACCTGCAACTATACTGACAATAGTCAACGTGGTTAGAATGTCATTCAGTTCGAATTGCCATGTCCACATTTAATCTCCTTCCGTTTGCGCTTCACTTTCATCTAAAGATAACAAATCATTATGCACACATTCTTCTATAGGACATGTGCCATCTTCGTTAAGTACTTCCCAACAGTACTCACAAAATTCCATTACAGGAACTTTACTGTCACCAATATATTTAGGCATATTATTGCACCTCCTTAATTCGTGCTACCATTTCACTGTTTAATTTAATGTACTGTGCACTAATAGCGTTGGTAGGTTTCCCCATAAGTAGCAATCTGCGTTGAGCCTCTTCTAGCGTTTTGAAACGCTGATCATATTCAGCTTTAATAGCGTTGATTTTTTCTTCTCTTGTAGGGACATATTCAACCACTGGTGGATCTACAAACTTACCATTTACATATGCTTTACCTTCTGTAAATTTAGATTGCATTTCACTATCACCTTGTACTAATGTACAGTTAGGAAATTCAGATTTCGCCATTTCTTGTATTTCCTCAAGTGTTTCAGCATGAATGCCTATTACATATGTAGTTTGGCGAATCCCATTTTTATTTAATATAAATACATAATTCATGTTATGTTCCTTTCTCGGAGTTTATTATGAAATTAATTGAAAAATTAAAAGGCGCTCATGAACGCCCTTATGTTTTATATAAGATTGTTGGTTATTATGCCTCTTATCAAGAGGCTAAGGCGGCATTGTGTGATACCCATACATTAGCTGATGTGTATCATTCATGGTTAGCGTTACATTCCTTAAATGTTTCGCCACATACAATGAAAGGATATGAATGTGCCTATCATCATGTATCATGTATATCTCACCGCCCTATCAACGAAATCACATATAATGAATTGCAAAATATAATATTAGATATGCTAAAGAGCGGACTTTCCTATTCCTCATGTAAGAAAGTTCGCTCTTTACTCAATCAATTATATTCATTTGCAATTATTAATGACTGGTGCTCAAAGTCATATAGTCAATATTTGAATATTGGCCACAACATCCCTAAACGCCCACGCAAATTATTCACAACTAATCAGATTAACCGATTGTGGAATATCAATGCAGAATTACCATTAATACTCTTATACACTGGCTTGCGTGCCAGCGAATTGATTAATCTTAAAAGCAGCGATATTAATCGAAAGCAACGTTATTTAAAAGTTACTATCAGCAAGACAAAAGCAGGCATCCGCATCATTCCCATTCATCATCGTATATGGCCATTTATTGAATCTCGATTGTCTAATAAATGGATCATAGATGAACGTAATTATGTTTCACTGTCTCACTCCTTTAAATTAGCCATGAAATCCATCAATGCCAACCATACGCCCCATGATTGCCGCCATTCGTTCGCCACTAGATTAGATGATGTAGGTGCTAACTATAATGCTAAACGATTATTGTTAGGCCATGCATCATCTAATGTTACCGACGGAGTATATACGCACAAATCGCTTAGACAATTACGTAAGGCGATTGAACTACTTAAATGACCAAGGGGGAAAAGTAAATATTATTGTAGGGCGTAATATTTACAATGATGACACTGTATACCCTATTGCATTTAATAATCTCCCATCAGTTAATATTATTAATATTGCTGATACATTAGACCAAGATGGATGGGTAACTAGCGCAATTAAATCTATCACAAATTTAAAATTCACCTATATGACTGCACAAAATAGTGTAACTAGCATTAGTTGGATTGCTATTGGTAATTAA